GAAGTCTGTGATGATCGTGTCGATCGCCACGCCACCGAGATTGCGGGTCTGAGTCGGGGCGTTGAGCACGGCGGTCGAGTACAGGTTGGACAGGGCAATCTTCTGCCCCGAGCCGACCATGAACACGGTCGTCGCCTGCCGCAGCGGAGACCCGTTGGTGAACATCGTCGCAAGGAAGGTGTCGACGATCGTCTTCGACAGAGCCCGGCCCGTGCCGCCGTTCGCGGACACGTTGGTCGAGATGGCCGACAGGATGCCGCGGGTCTTCCGGGCAGTGGAGTTGTTCGCAGGCTTCGCGTAGACGCCCGACACGAACGACTTCTCGACGTCGACCGCCATCGCCATGAGTTCCTGGTCGATCTGGTAGCCGAGTTCGTCGGTGACCGGGTCCGTCAGGTCGTTGTTCGAGCCCGCCTTCAGGCCACGGGCAGCCTGCTTGCTGTACGACACGTTGACCTGAGACTGGTGGATCTCGACGACGTTCGTGACATTGGCACGGGACTGCTCGTTGGCGGTGGGCGCGTCGGCACCCTCCACCTGAGTGTTCCCCGCGCTGGTCGCACGAATGTCCGCGGTCTGCCACTCGAACTCGGTCGAGGACGTCGTCGCGGCCCCGTTGAGGCCACCAATCGCGGCGAGGAACGGGGTGTCGGACGGGCTGATCTGGAACAGTTCGCCCGTGTAGTTCGGCAGGTTGTACGTGGTGCCCTGCCCGGCAACAGATGCCATGGTGTTTCTCCTTCAGGGAAGAGTCAGCCGTTGGCTGACTGGTTGTCTTTGAGGTTGGCCAGACTCGCCGCCTTCAGCTGCCGAGCCGTTGTCCAGTCGCCAGCCGCCTCGGCTGCGCTGATCTGCTCGGAGGCCGTCAGTGGCGTGACCCCGTTGCGAGGTCCACCGTCAGCGCCGCCCTGGAACCTCGTCCCGTCTTGCACGGCCAGGTAGGGCTTGGAACTGGTGAGGTCCGTGATCGCCGCCGCGATGGCGGCAGAGTCCACAGACCCGTCGTCGGACACCTCGAACTTCGCGGTGTCCAGGTAGCGCAGCGCATCAGCCGGGTCGTTCAACTTCCCCGCTGCGGCTGCTCGAATCTCGGCGGCAAGGATCCGCTCGTTCGCCTTGGACAGCGCCGCAGCCTCCACGGCTGCACGCTCCCGCTCCGACGCGAGTTCCTTCTCCTTGCCGTCGACCTTGGCCCGCAACTCCTCGAGGTCGGCCTTGAACTTCGCCGCCTCGTCGCGTGATGCGTGCCACTTGTCCTTCATGGCGTCGAGCGCCTTCTTGCCCGCATCCCCGAGCGCAGCCTCGTCGGCAGCAGGGGACGTGGACGTGGGTTCCGCAGGAGTGGCCTGTGCGGCGGGTGCCTGCGGGGTGGGCGTGCTGCCGTCGCCAGTCGACTGAGCGGCGGGAGCGGTCGGTGTCGTGCTCATCAGGTTCCCCTTGCGGGTTGGCCCGTCCGCTTTGCGCGGCAGGGTGGCTCATGTGGGCTACGTGATGTAGCCGTGCGCCTTCAACAGGCGGATCGCGTCCGCCCGGTCCTCGGCGAGTTCATAGATCGACTCGGGCATCAGGCGGACCTTCTTGCCGCCACGAGCCGCATAGGCAGTCCCACGCTTGGTCATGCCCTCGCTGGTCACGTACAGGTCCTGCCCGAATGCCTTCGTTCGGGTGAGCCGGCCCCTCTGGGCGGTCTCCATCCCGCGGCGAGCATTGACGACTTGCCCCGCATCGGCACCGTCGCGGATCGCCTGCGCCCCAGCCTTCGTGAACGCGCTGTCCTGCTCAGCCTTCGACAGCGACTCGAAGTAGGCGTGCGGGTTCGTCGTCAGGTCGCCAGCGGTGTCCTCGCTCGCCGGGACATGCCGGCAGTCACACTTCGGGTGCCGCTCGAAGCCCGCGTTCCACCGATACCGGCGACCCGCGAGGACCGCACAGCGTGAGCATGACGGCGGGTTGAGCATCCGCACGTAGCCGGTCACCTTCGGACGGGCAGCGATCGCCACCGACGCTGCCCCACGGGCCGCGTCCTGCAACTGGGTCGAGACGATCAACCCGAACAGATAGTCCGTCACTCGCGGATCCCGTGTGAAGTCCAACAGCCCACGCAGGCCGCGACCATCCGAGGCCGACCCAGCCAGAGCCCGAGCCGACACCACCCCGGCAACGTCTGTCTCGATGCCCTGCTCCGCCAGCATCAGAGGCACTGACGCGGCAGAATCCCGCGCCGCCAACACCTGCCCCGCAGCCACGACCGCGACCAGCCGATCCAGCGACCCAAACCGTGCCCGACGAGCCGCCGTGAGCGCGGCAGCCGTGATCCGCTGCTGACGGACGTAATGCGCCTCAGCCGACGCCAACACCGGCAGCCACCGGAGGACGCAGCAAGTCAGCCAGGAGCGGGTCGTTGGCCTCGTCGATCCGGCGCGCCAACTCACGATCTATCTCGGTCTGGTTCATCCCGTAGCGGCGCTCGAGGATGCCCGCAGCGGACCACCCGATCTGCTTGTCCTTCAACGCCGCGTCAGAGGTCTGGGAGTCGCTCGAGGTCTCCGGGTTAGTCCAGCCAATGTCAGCGGTCCGGCACGCCTCAGCCACGGCGGCATCGCCGCGTACCAGCGCGATGCGTCGGAACACTTCACGCTGCGGCGAACGCAGATGCTTGTGACCGTCACGGACCTTCATCACCAACGGCAGCCGCAACGCTGTCAGCGCCTCGCCGTTGACGTTGTTCATCTCGCCAGTGATGTAGTTGACGGGCGTCTTCGTCTGCGACGCCGTGTGCTTCACCATCACCTTGATGACCTCAGTGAACACGTCCAACTTGGCCGAGTCCCACTGCCCGATCGTGGTGCCCTGACCTGTCAGCCACAGCAGCCGGCCCTTCTTCAACTGCTCGAGGTCAACGGTCTGCTCGCCGACCTTCTGGCCCTGCTCGTTGAGGATCGGAACCTTCGGCGGCTCCTGACCCATCACGACCCGCGCCGGCATCGACGCATAGTCAGCCGCGCCGAACAGGTACGCCCACATGAGGTTGATCGCGTCCTGCATGGCCATCGTCCCCGCGATGTCGCTCACGGGGCCCTTGCCCAACACCGGGCGGTTCCCGAACTCGACGAGCGGCATCACCCCGAGCGGGTTGCGCATCGGGTTCGGCTCGCTGGTCTCCCGCAACCGCCACCCACCGGGCAGCGAATACGGCAGGATCAGGCCGCTGTCCGTGGACACACTCAGGTCGCGCTCGAACTTCCACACCTCGTCGTCGGTGTAGAGCGTCGCGTGCTCGCGCTTGTCGTCTCGCCACGCCTTCAACCCAGCCACAGCGCGCCGCGTCTCCGGGTCGTAGTCCACGATCGCCTGGGAGGCGTGCTCCCACGTCAACAGCGGCTCGCCGTCCCGGTCGCCCCACACGAGCGCGAACGAACGAGACGTCACCGCACTCGACAGGAGCCCTTGAGCCTGCAAGGCCGGGCCGTCGAGGCGCTGCCAGTCCAGCAGAAGCGACCGCTCCTCAGCGTCAAGGGCGGTCACGTCATCCCCGAGACGGATCGCCGCAAACTCGGTCAACTCCGCAGCAGCCGAACCGACCACACTGCACCAGTTGTCCGACCATCCCGCGAACCGTGACCCGTGAAACTTCTTGAACTCGTCCGAGGCGTAGGCGAGCGGCTGCTCACCCTCGAAGTAGCGATCCCGCTTGTCCACGTCCGGCCGACGACGACCGAGCTCCTTGAGCAGTTCCCCGACCTTCTGCGCGGCCTCTTGGGCGGTCAATGCCACGAGCGGCCTCCTTCCGGTCAGGACACGTAGACGTAAGACGGTGCGTCAGCCCAGCCGTCCGCACGCGCTTCGGCAGCGGCCTCATGGGCGAGCACGGACGCCATCGCGGGGTCGATCTTCTGCACCTGCGAAGGCTTGGACAGGATGTAGCGGTCAGAGGTTCGGGCGACCTTGCGAGCGTTCGCCATGGCCTGGTCGGTGTCGGGGCACCCGTCGTGCCGGATACGTCCGGCCTGCAGGTCGGTCAGGAACCGCTCGAGGGCTTCATGCATCTGCTTGGGCCGGTAGGTCGCCCACTCGAGGACGACCTTCTCCCCATGCTCGATCGCCCACTGGTCGACGTCGGTCTCCCACCGGGGAGGGTCCGCGTACATGAGCGCCACGTCGAACCGGGCGAACACTTCCCGCACCGCCAACGTCACTTCGGCGCGAGGAACCCGACCGCCCGACAGCGACGGCTTCCAGATCGTCGGCATCTTGGCCGGCCCGAACCGCGGCGTGAACTGAAATCCGTCACGAGTCTCAGCCCGCAACGCCGTCCAGTCGTCCACGTCCGAACCGTCGAACCCGAGCGCGACTTGCGTGCCCGGTGGCGGCTCAGGAAGCCAGGGGCGCGCCATATGCGCCCTCCCACAACCCGTCCGGCATCCACGCGCCTTGGCCACGCTCTGGCAGGTTCCCGAAGAACCGCGCCGCCTGCGCCGGATCCACCGTCATCAGGTCGTTGCACTCAGCCTCGATCGACCCGAGGGAGATGTGCGTGATTCCGCCGTAGACGTGCGCGAGGACCCGGCGACGGTCCCGCTTGTCCTTGAAGTTCATTGCCGACCCGTCCCGGTGCGTCAGCAGTCGAGGATCGCGCCAGAACTTGAAGATGTCCTTCGCGGAAGCCTCATGCGTGCGCTGCGCATACGAGCCTTGCGACGGGTCGAACATGTTCGTCGTCTCACCCGAACGGCCACCCATGCCAGCCGCGCCCCGCCGCATGGTCTCCCCGACCTCGATGAGCTTGTTCGACTTCAGGAACAACCCGGTCTCATCGAGCAGCGCCTCCGAAATCGGGGCACCGAGCCGGGACTGTGCACTCGCCGTCACGCGGTCAATCCGGTCCATGTTCCGGTCGCCCGACGTGCCCACGATCCGCACGAACTCGCCCCGCGGCAACAGCAGGTCATCGAACGGACCCAACGCGATCATCGACATCAGCGGACGCCAGATGTTCATCACCTGATCGTCACTCGTCGCCGCGATCTGGATCAGAGGCGACGGATGACGCATCCCCATCGGCTCGCCAGCCAGGTAGGCGTATGTCCAGCCGCAACCGCAGCCGAAGTCCTCGCACCGGTAGGCGTCGCCCTCGACAGCCCAGCCGGCGAACTCCACCGGTCCGACCGCCGCGAGGATCGCCCGAGCCGCGGTCCACGGACCCTTGCCAGCCTTCTGCGGCGCGATCACCTGCCAGCGACGGTAGGTGAACGCCTGATTCAGAGGCGGACTCGCAGGGTCAAACGTGACGCCCTCACGGATGCGCCCGATGTTCGCAGTGCACCAGAACTGATAGTCGTACTCGCGGAAAGGCGCGCCCCGCTCATGCCGGTCAGGCACATGGCAGTGCTGCTCGATCCACGACGACCACAAGTCACCGAGGGTCGGGAAGTCGACGACATACTCAGGCAGAGCCACCGGACACGACCCGCATCCGGCGCTTTGGTGCCGCCTTCGACGGGGCAGGCTTCGACTCGGCACGCTTCGCGCCAACCTCGTCCTTGGCGATCGCCCAACCGTTCTCCTTCAGGCCAGCCGGAGACAGCCCGATCTGGTCCTGGAAACGGTGGAGGCTGCCTTTGTCGGCCGCCGTCGCCTCGCTCGACTCACACAGCACGTAGGTCCGAACCCACATGGCGATCGTCGGCACACGCCACGACTCAGACGCCTGCGACCACGCCCACGCCTGAGGCTGAGACCACGCCCACGCCCACAACTCGGCCTCGCGGTCAGCGACCATCTCCGTGGTGTCCTCGTCGAGCGTCCGCACCTTCTCGGTGACGAAGTACGCCAGCCTGCGCGGCAGGGGAAAGTCAGGCACCGGACCCGAGTAGCCCTCGGACGGCAACGCTGTGAACTTGATGCCGCGCAGATCCGAACGTTCAGAGTTTGGGTCCGGGGGTGGGCCAGACCTCGCGTGTCCTCCACGAGCCATATCGATCAACTCCAGACCGGCATTGCGCCGCTCAGGTGAACGCATGACATTGCGCCATGCGACTGGTGCTATGTGCCGAAATGCTTTGACCCTCCGCACATGGCGGAGCG